TATTTTTGCAATACGCATGCTTCGTTTTGAAACTCAAAATTTTGCCCCTTGTCTTTAACGAAGAAGCGGTGAAAAAGGTATTTTTCCGGTTGACCTTCTTCTGAAACAAGCTCCTTTACGACGATGACGCCCGATCTGAATATGTGCCTATCGAATTTTAACATTTCTCCCCCTTGGTTATCACCATAATAATTTGGGGATCTTTCGCCCCCCCTTTGCCTTAGTAAGCCTTTTCTTTGATCGAAAGGGTAGCGTCCATCGTCGAGGCGACTTGGATGTTTTTGCCTTTGATGACCAGCTTCTGGGTTCCCGTGGCTCCAGAAACAAATTCAAGGCACTGAAAGCGCACCATTTCGTTGTAGTCTCCAGCCCCTACCCTTACACCGCTTGCTAAAGTCGTCGGCGCGCCGTTGTTGTCCCAAATGACTTGGAAAATTGAGTCCCTAAAGCAAGAAACCAATGCCTCAAGATCGTAATAGGTTTTTGATGCCGTCAGCGCCATGGTGATAATGTCAACATAGCTTGTCGAACCCGCGTTTTCCCCATCGTCGGAGAGGCACGCATAATCGGCGCCAAAAGAAACCTTTAACGCTCCGGCGTCGTCGATTTCGAGATACTTAAATTTGTCCGCAGAGTCTTTTGCAACAAACGCTCCGTGAGCGTTATGGCCTGCAATAACAACACCCTCTAAAGCGCTTGTCAAAGGAACGCCGGCTTGTGTGTCAACATCTTCGAGAATTACAAAACTTGTCCTTAAGTCTGCCATAAATCCCCCTTAATTGCTTAATTGTCCTGTTCAGTTAACTGCAAGTAAGCGGAAACATCCATTGCTGGGCCGTAGCTTTGAATAAATTCAACTTTGATATTTAATGCTGAAGCTATCGGCCAGTAAGGGAAAATTTCATATTTCGCATTGCTTTCCGCTGGTCCTGTGAACCCTTCTCCAATTATAACACTATTGGCGGTGATAATGAATTTTCCGTAGGCTCTAGTTGCAAGTTTTAAATTCCGAAGTCTCCAATTTTTACCGGATGGAACATTTGCATTTATTAAAACTTGGTTAATTGCTGGCGTGGTTTGAGCTTGTTGGGAGAGTATTTTTACGTTGAAAGGAGCTTCTAGAATAGTTCCGCCGGTAATGTTTACATTGGCAGCGCCTTCTTGCGTGCCTCGCCATATGTAAAACTTTCCATCTCCGTCGTTTAAAAGAACCTGCGCATTTCCTGCGTCATTTTCTGAGTTATATGTCACACCATCCGGATATGGAGCGTCAACGGGGAATGAAGAGATTGAGGTTATGAATATTCCCGCCTCGACATTGCCGCCAGTGACTATTATTTCTGCAATCGCTTTGTTGTGTATCTTTGAAATAACGACTCTATCCGAAACGTCGGAAGAGCTTATGATTTTGTGAGATTTAAGATAGACTTTTTCGCCCGGATATAGTTCTGGGCCAGGTCCATAGTCAAACCATTTAACTTCGATTGACGCCCCTACCTCTACAGACTTAACCCACAAGGTCGAAAGAATCGAGTTTCCAAACGGGGCCGCAGCAACAAAGCGAGTACCTGGCACAAGTAGTTGCACCGGCAAAAGCTGGATGGAGTCATATAAGTTTAAGCGATATAAAGTAACTTCTGCCATATGCTACCCCAAAGAAAAAAGAAGGTCGTTAGCAGTTTACCAACGACCTCCCTTTTGTGCTAATCCAAATCGAGGCTAGCTTATTTGGCTATGTTGTAACCATAAACAATGCTCTTCTCTGTCGCGCTTTGTGTGAAGCCTTTGAAGGCTACGCGGCGATAAGAGGCAAGGAGCCATCTGTCATGATATGGCAGATCCATCATGACTTTTACTTGGATCGGTCTTCGATTACCAATATACCATCGGGTGAGGTTTGTTAGAATGATTCCCATTCGTGTGTCGGTCGTCCCGTCATAAACACCGGTGGCGTTAAGATCTTCCCTGAAATGCTCGGAGATAAGAACCGGTGCACCGAAATAGAATCCAAGAGTACCGGTCAGCAACGGAGTAGCCGGTCCCATCTTATCAATGCCGATAAGGTTAGAAAGCTTCGTCATCTGAGCATAAACCGTGGGAGAAACAACCCACGCGAGTTCACGAGGATTGACGCCAAATTTTCCCATCCTTGTACGCATTACGCCAAGCTTTGTATCGTCAACGATTGCATTTAAGAAATCATAGGTTGCCCCATTGCCGCTATTTGCAAGGGCCAATTTTCTCCATCCGTCCCAAATCTTCTCAGCAAGATCAGCTCCGCCGGATTGGGTGTCGCTATCGATGTGCGTGCCGTCAGAATCGCCATTTATGATAGCTGTCTCAACCGCTTTTTTCTGGGCCAAGATAACGTCTTCTCTTGCGGCGGCAAGAAAATCTGGTGCGCTGTCTTCCGCCAATTCTTCGGGCAGCTCAGAGTATTGATACAATTTAACCGCACTCAAAGACAATTTTGCGGTTGAAAAGTTTGCAGCAGTTCCAATGACGCCTTCGGTTGCTTTTCGTGCTGTAGTTCCGGCGGCAATGACTGGCATGTCAAATGGGTTTGTTGGCATGTTAACAACTTTTAGTCTCTGCTCAAGAACTTTTTCAAGTGTGTACTCTTCGATGTATGACGAAGAAATGCCAGTTGGAACCCACTCGTCACCGCCCGTGCTTACCGTTGAGCCGAAAGCTTTGATTTTTGGAGCAAGGATGTTTTTACCGTAATATGTTTCGAGAACATTTTTAACTCTAACAGGGTCTTGGTCATCTCTCTTTGCGTCGCTATCCAGTGGCGCCCCGTGGAACATCTGGGCCGTCATGCGAGCAATGTCCATCGATTTTTTGAAATCAATGGCAAGATATTTTAGTTCGTCGGGAACATTTGAAAATCGGCTGTGGCCGACGTTAAGCTTTAAAAGTTCTTTTGGGTGGGATACGCCGAAAAACTTCATAAGTCTGGATTCGTCCGAGTTTGAACTAGAGCCAACGATGTTTGAGGTCATCTTAATGTTTTCCTCTTCTAGTTTTTTGCACTTTACTTCTGCCTCTTCCACTTTCTTTGTCAGAACTTCTTGATCTGCTAGAATTTTTTCTAGCTGTTCCTTAGTCAACATTAAAAACCCCTTTCTAGGTGAATTTTTTCAAACGCAGCGCAAGCTCTTTCTGATTGCGCCGAATAGCATCTATTGATTTTTGTAGAGACTCGTCAACCGGCGGAGGAGTGTCGGAAGGCGGCGGATTTTCGCCGACGTCTGTATAATCATCCATTGGTTTATCAACAAGTTTTTCCATATGTTTCGATAGTCCTTGAACTTCTGAGATCAAAGAACCCAAAAGAACGTTGGTCTGTTTCGCTAGGTCAAGCATTGGATTTGAGTCCGGAGCACCTGCGTTGAATCCCGTGGGGATTGGAGCGCCTTCAGATTTTACTTCAATGCCGTCAGCATTCTTTTCGCCGTCAACTGGAACCGCTTCGTGCTGCTTTATTGTGCCGCCAAACTTATTGAGATAAAGCCAAGTTACTAACGCATAATATTTTTCTGGGTCTGATCGATAATTAGATTCATCAGCCGCCGCCTTTGCCTTTTTCCATGCCTCTTCGTCGCTGGCCCATGCCGCAGGGTTTCCTTCGGTATCTTCAGCGCAGGCGACGGCTTCAGCCGCATACTGATCAATCATAGAAACCATTTCTGGAGACATTTCTTTTTTCTCCGGCTTCTTATCACCGCACCCTTTATCTTCTGGGTTTTCTTCCGTCGTGGTTGTCTCTTCTTCAGTATTTTCAGGAGGCATTTTTTCACCCTTTACTTTAACTTTTATAAATGGCGATAAATTTATATCAAAAGTAGAATATCCAATACTGTCTATTAAATCTTTCTGCTTGAATATAAAGAGATTATCACTTTCAAAACAATCGTCAACCTTATATCCATTTTCTTTTAAAAATTTAGAAGCTTTTTCTAAATTTTCATAAGCTTTCTTTTCGACATGTACTGCGAGTAATTCAAGCTTATCACAGACAAGTTGCTTCTTGCTAGATTCAATCGTTTTTTTCTGTATTTCCGCTTGATATCTCTTAAGCCACCTTCGCGCTAGCTTCGAGGAGTTTTCGGGCAGGCTTTTAGACAGTATCGAAAATGTGCTGTCCTGATTCATTGGGATCGGAACAACCGATATTTCGAGAAGCTCAGAGCTTTTTATCCTCTTCGAGTCGCCTTGGTCCTCGATCTGCCCCGGCTTAAAGCCTACGGAGAAGGTTTTAAGTATCCCCTCATTAACCAAATCTCTTATTGCTGTGATCTTCTCAGTTTTTGAGTCGGATATTTTGATTTTCGTGAAAAGTCCAGTGTCGCGTGGTTCAACGACAATCGCCTTGCCGATGGGGAGGGATCCAAATTGTGGGTCCATTCCGTGATCAAATAGCACAACAGGGTTTTTTTTGTAGTTATCGAGCTTCCAACCTTTGGGATCGATTATCTCGTTTGATCGGTCCACCGTCGCGGCGTTAGCAAATCCTTCGATGTAAATGCCGCTATCGTCTTTTTTTATTTCAAAGTCAAAATTTGCTTTACGCATTAGGCTGGGCCTCTCTTTCTGTGCGAGCGAATTGATTCATTTCTTTTGCGGGTAAAACGATGTGCGTACAACGGCATTGAATTACGGATTCAGCTTTTCCTTTTGGATCGCGCGGGAAAGCTAGGGAGTCTCCGTTGCGCGTGTCGTTAAAGTCTTCATTTTCATTTCTTATCTGCCCGTGAAGTTCCCAGTGGTCCGCCTTTGAGTCAGCATAAAGCCCCGCTGGGTTTCCTCTAGTGCGGTTGTCGAAGGTCGATATCCACATTTTTCTAAGTCCGGGAATAAGTTTTGCGGCCTCTTTTGTTGCAATGTCTTGGGTTTTTGACAAGATCGTTAAAACTTCTGTCCTTGCGATTCTTTCGCCTCTCCAAAGCATTTTTTCAGGATTGGCATAGGATTGGCTTATAGCATCGGCCAGCTGGGTTATGGTGCTTGATGTCTTAGAGCTGTTTGCGATGATACGATATATATCATCTGAGGTTTTTCGATTCAAAAGCTCGAAAATATAATCGTTTCTCTCTTTGATAAAGGCTTCGGCCTGCTTTTGGGTTTTCTCTTTAATCTTATCGATAATGCCTTGGTCTGCGGCGTAGGCTGGATGGTCAAACGTCATGCGGACGTATTCGTCAATCTGGGCCTTTTCTTTAAGCCAAAGAGGTTCCTTTAAACTTCTGATCTGCTCTTTAATCGCCGCGTCAATAACTTTCTTTGTCTTTTCTTCGTCGTGAATATTCATAGACTTTTTGACAATTTTATCGAGATTTTTAATCACTTCAATTGCTTGATCGGCAAATAGCCCTAGAAACATGTCTGTAACTTCTGCCATCGGCTTCTTTGTAACTTCCTCGATCTTAGACTTTCTCCTTTCAAACCAATCACCGGAAGCTTTTATGAGCTTCTCGGCTTGGTCAGTGAAAATTTCAATCCTTTGCTTTTCTGGCATGTTGATAATTGGCTGCTCTTCTTCTTTTGGGGCCGCAAGTTCAGGCTTAGGATTTAAACCGAAGCCGAATGACGGCATGGCGGGAGGTTGAAGGGATGGGATAATGTCGCCGCCCTCAATCTTCCCAAGAGAGTATAGTGTCTCTCTAACTTCATTTATCGTGTGAGTTTGCAACATCCCCTTTGCAATCTCGCCTTTTTGGATTTCGTTGTCCTTCAGAGCTTCAACGCCGGAAAGGTCAAAGTCGAGAAAATAGCTTTCGCCAAGCTTATCGGCGAGCTTTCGGTTTAACGCCCCTTTGATAAGCCCCATGGCAGGCTTAAGAGTCGCTTCCCAAAAATTCTTAACGGCGGTTTTATATTCCTCAGATCCAAGCGATCCCGCCGATTGAAGCCCCACTTCATGCTTAGGCACTTTTAGCAGGGCAAGGATATCCTCTTTGTTCATTGCCAAATAATCTTTAAGCTCTTGACTAGCTAGTGTTTCGCCGAGGTTTTTAGCTGTTACCCCTTGCGGAAGGATCTTTACCCTTCTTTGGTTTTTTCTGCCGAGATAAGCAAGCTCAAAGCTTCTCAGGAGCCTTTGGGCGTTGGCGGGGTTTGCGTCTTTTGAAAGCTCCAAGATAAGCCCAGACGAAGCCCCTTTTAGATAGTAGTTATTTAGATATTCTAGGGAATAGCGATTAAAAAGAATGCTCTTTCTTCCTGCTGTGAACGGTGAAAAACCTTGAAAGAAGCTAGAGGCGTTTGGGCGACGAATATGAATTATTTCATCAACCGCGAATGATCTTACAAGCTTCCTTCCACCCTCAATGTTCGATGCGAAGCGATCAAATCTTAAAAGATCCCCTTCCGTCCCGATAAAAATCTGCATCGTTTCAGAGGGAAGGTGATAGATAGAGTCAGTCCCAAATGCTTTAAGAAGGAACGCATCACCGCACAAGTTAAGATCGACCGCAATGCAGTACATCCAATCAAAGTAAGATTGCATGGGGTTTGGAAGCTCTAGAACTTTATTAAACGGATGATCGGGAGCTTCCTTAATGACTTTCTTGCCGTTTTCCTCAAGTTTTTGATAAACCTTAAGAGGCTGGTTCGAGATTTTGCAAGCGATCAAATCAACAACGGTATAAACCCACCCTTCATCCTGAAAAAGAAGCTTTAACATTGTCTTATCAACAAATGCCTTTTCTTCTTCATTCCACGCTCCATACCCAGAGGCGTCAGAGTATTCTGTGATAAGATTAAAGTTTTTCTTTTCGATTTCGTCGGCGGCTTCGAGGATTCGCGAATAAACAGTATCGAGTCTTCGGTTGTCTTTTTCTATCGTCTTTAGTTTTGCTTCTTGAATTGGGGCCAAGCTTAACGAGAGTTTTTCAAGCTCTTCCAAAGAATTTTTTATTGAATCGATATCAATAACTTTTTGGTCCATGAAAACCCTCTTTAGTCATATTCATCGTCTATTATATCGAGATAATATCTCTCTAAATCAGACTTGTTTTTATTGTCGCCCATCAGCTCATCAAGATACTTTACTTCAAAATTTTGCTCACAGTATAGCAAATAAGCGTAATTAGCCAGAAAAAGGGCACAAACTATATCATCATGCTTTCCGCTTGCCGCGTTATAGCTCATTGTGCCAATTCTCGTTGGCTGGCATTCATAGCTTTTCAGCTCGTTTTTCATTTCGGTCCAGTTCGGGAGCCCGATTTGCTTTTGCTCGATTGCTGTAATTAATTTTAACACGAATTCCGATTTTAAAGCATTGGTTAACGTCACGCCTTGGAAAGGCTGCCCGATATATGCGATTTGCTCATCAATCGCCACCCCCACCCCAGTCTTATCGTGAACGATCATTTCAACAGAAGCAAACCGCCGAGAGAAAATAGCCAGGAGCCGCACGGCTTCCGTGTAAGCCCTTTTTTGAAACCGCATAGCACCGCACACCCTATAATTTTTCATATCGATTGCGATAAATACGGTGAAGTCAATCGATTTTGCCCAATCCCCACCAATAACAACATGGGCCTCTTTGTGTCCGTCTGCATACCATTGCTGAACATCCCCGAAGATATCGAGGCGGTTTCCAAAAACGCACGGCTCTATGTCTCCAAAAACCGTGAACTCGTCAACAAACTCAGCGAGATAGTATTGTCGAAATAAGTTGTTACTGAGTTCACGGCGCGCGTTTTCGATGACTTGCGGGTCAATTGTGGGATTGTCGATAGTCCTTGCGTGAAGAAAAACCTTTTCGATTGTTTTGTTGTTCTTTACCGCCCATTCCATGTGCTCTTTCGCTTCCATGCACCCCGTGTAAAACCAGTTTTTTCCGAATGGATACGAAATAAAAATCATCGGGCCTTTTGTCCGCGTTGTTGTCGTTCTCGCGCTCGCCCGTATCTCTGGCGGCTGCTTTGCTGCCTCATCGAAAACATAGCTATGTATGCCGTCGCCCTCAAGCGAAGCGGGGTTTTGAGCGTGCCAGAACTCAAACCGGCTTTTGATTGTCGGCATTTCAATTGTGTTTTCTGATTTGTTTCTTTTTGTGTGCGGTTCAGCTGGCAAAATTCTCTGGAAATACTCAAGAGGTTGTCTTGTTTGGGAATATATCGGGGCAACCCACCGATGTTTTGTCATGGGCCGGCTAATGGCGTATTGTATTTGTGCCACTGTGCCGCCTAAGGTCTTGCCAAATTTTGTCCCACAAGCACACCAAATTTCGCGGATATTTGGGTATTGCAGTGCGGTAAATAGAAATCTTTGTTTATCACTGTGCGGCGTGGGAGGGTCAATTACAATCTCTTGCGGCTCTTGTTTTGTGCCCAAATTTTTATTCACCCTCCTTCTGCAGCAATTTTGAGAATGATTATCAAAAACACTCGAGTGTTTTTATACGTCGATTACATTTTCGGAAATTTCGCCTTTAACTATCGCCTGCAATAAATTTCCGTCTGGGGCAATTGTTGTGCGGTAGATCAGTATTCTATCCATCGTCGCGTCTGAGATTTGACTAATGTATTTTTGTAGAGCGATTTTTATGGCCCCGAGAGCAATCAACGGGTTTGGATGGTCGATCAAATCTATTAATCTATGAGCGGCTTTTTTTGCCGCTTCTGCCATCAAATCATCGGTTGTCCCTTGGAGTTTTCTAACTGCGAGTTGAAACGCTGGGCGCTTCCTGCGGTTTCTAATATATTGCTCGCCAACATTGAGAAGCTTCGCGAGTTTCGAACTTTTTAAGTCTGGATAGGTTATTGTGTATTTTAGAAGCAGTCTATCGACATTGTCGAGGTCAAGAAGCGATTGAATGCTAGCGTCGTCAAGATTTTCGCCGGCGTTAACGAGTTCAACCGATGTATTCGATTCTATGCCCTTATATTTATAAGAGAAGTCTCTACTGCTCAACGGGTGCCTCGGTTTCGGCGTCAAATCGAGCTGGGATAAATCGATCAACTAAAAATTTCACGATCGCTTGCCCTTCTTTTTCGCCCAATGATGATAGTTTTTGGATGCAAAACATTAGTGTCTTTACCTCTTCGAGTATATCATTTCTATCCCCGACATACATTGTCAGCATAGAGTTGATTACCCTGCCCCTTTGTTCGTCGTTAAGTTCAACCAGCTTTTTGCATAACGTATTTAAAATTTGGATTTCTTTTTTTGCTTGCTCAACAGTCATATTATAACGCCTTTCTGGTGCGGTTTATAGCCATTTTTGTACAGTAATTGCACAATAATTTCATTCTCTATTTACAATTATTTTATTGAGTGTCGGCAAAATATGCAGTATTGTTTTAAAAGAATGTAGTTTCAAAACAAAAACAAGGAGATAGAAATGGAAAATGGAGAAATCTATAAACTCATGGGTATTGTTTCTCAGAAAATTGGAGCAATCCAAAAGCTGGGAGACAACAAAGAACAGCGGTTTAAGTTCAGAAAAATCGACGATATTTACAATGGCGTGCATGACGCCCTTGCAGACGCAGGAGTTTTTTGCCTTCCGAAAATTACGAAGATCATCAAAGAGCGGGAAGTAAAAACAGCGAAAGGCGGCACTGGGTTTCATTATATATTAGAAATAGAGTTCTCATTTTGCGCCCCCGATGGCTCTAGCGTCGTCGCTACAACGTGGGGAGAAGCAATTGACTACGGTGATAAGTGTATCAACAAATGCATGGCGATAGCCCACAAGTACGCTCTAACGCAGGTTTTTACGATACCATTTCTTGAGATTGACGACCCAGACGCCAACAGCCACCAAGTACAAAAAACTGCGCCCATCGTTCAGCGAAAAATCGAAGCTCCAATCGACCCCATCGACCGTATGTTGAGCTACTTCGCGAAGTTTAATGTTACCGGATTGATGCTAGAAGCCCTTGTAAAAAAGCCTCTTGACTCTCTCCAAGAAAACGACATTAACTTTCTACGCGATGTCTGCAAGCGCCTTACCGCCGGTGAATCGTTTAACGACATTGCAACAGAGTTAACAGAAGATAGTTTTTAAATGCGGGGCCGAATGATCCCCGCGAAAGGACAAACCGATATGACAAAAATACAATCAATTATAGTTTATACTCTGGGTTCATCGCTAGCGATTCTCGGTACACTAAAATTCTGTGAGATCATTATCTATATAATAGACAAGCTAAAATAAATGAGCTGCCTACTTTTTGACCAATTAGCCGCGGTTCGCGGCTAATTGGGTTAACATGGCGAATATATTAATTAAGTTTTTTTAAAAAAGGTGTCTGACAGTCTGACACAAATGTCTGACAGCGTGACATAATGCGCGATAGTTAAATGTTGAGAAGGCCGCATTTGACCCGCTCAACCACTCGAAACAGAAAATGATAGGAGAAGAAGAAAAAAATGAAAATGTCAAAATTAGTGTGTATCGATGGTTTTTCTATGTCAATCAATAAAAAACAGCGCGGTTTTCTACAATTTTTGATCGAAAATGGATTTTTCCGCGAAGTTGGCGAAGATACCTATGTTTCGCTTCCCAAAAATCGCACCGCTTCATTGTCAGATTCGGATATCTACGTCTCACCAACTGCTCCTTCAACGAAGCCGCATGAGAATATCGATTCACCTTCTATGCTTGCCGCGTCTGAGTTTCTTATCTCGCTTCTCGCTTCTCGGTCCGCGCTTATCTCTTTCAACGACTTTGCGCTTCTTGTGCTGTCTCGTTACAACTTTCCTCTTCTTGCAGCTAATCCTAAAATATGTATGGCCACGAAGGGAGCTTGCGACCGGAGTCCGAGCGAAGCGAGGGAAGGCAGGGGGGGTTTGGGGGGGTATTGCCCTCCCAAAGAAAGGCCGCAAGTAACATATGTGCCATGCATCGAAGAGACAACCGAAGGTTCAGAGTTCGGAGAACTCGATAGAAATGAACTACTACCAGTTGAAAACCCTGTCAAGCAAAAAAGAAATACGCCAATGATTGAGGCCATAAAGAAATTAGGTCTTGACGAAGATTTGGAGAAACTCGCCGAGGAATGGAGAGAGTTCGCGATAGAAAAAAAGCCGTGGATGAAAGACAGATCATCAATAGCTTCTTTCTATGTTGGCTTAATGAAAGTTCAAAACGCCATTAAGTTAAATAACCAAAATATGAATGTTAGCGGCCTAAGAGAAATTTTTATGTTTATACGAAACGACAATTTTTGGAAAGATCAGGCACTTAGCCCAAATCAACTATTGACACCAAGTCGAAATGGCGTTAGAAAAGTTGATAACATTTTACTGAGCATAAATAAAAAAATTCGAAAAACCGCACCGCTTCAAGGCGTTGATTTTAACACCGAAGAAGCACCATTTTGAGGTAAAAAATGGAAGGTAATCAACTCGACTCCGACAAGTTTCTCAGCCTTGTTTCCGGCTATGCGCAGATCATTCCATATCGATCACCAGACTTTTCTTCTAAAGCAGTAGCTTGGTATTGGTATCAAGAATTTAAGACCAAGAGCCTTGAGGATCTGCGAAAAGCTTTCGACCGCCATATCAAAGAGGCCGACCATTACCCCTCTATTCGAGAGCTCAATAACCTCCTCTCTGGAACCCCTGACAAAGACACACTAGCACGAATTACTGCGATGAACATATTGGGAGCTATACCCAAATTTGGTTACTGCAACTGGACAGAGGCTAAAGTGTACATCGGCGAGCTTGGCGTCAAAGTCGTTGATAGATTTGGCGGATGGCCGACAGTCTGCGAAATGCTGCTTGATGATAACTTTACCTATCTTCAAAAAATATTCTGCGAATCGGCAAAAAGTTATCTTATATTCACATCGAACCCAATGACAGAGGGACTACTGCCAGAGGGCTCTAAAAACGTCTATGCCCTTGTCTCGGCTCTATCAAGCTCCATGGATATCAACACCGCGAAAAAGGTTAGAGAAGGGACCCACGAGCCCCTAGCGCTTCCTGAGTTTGCCGATTGCCCGCGATCCACCGTCGAGGATATGCCTTGGTGAATAAATTAGAATCCGAAATACAAAAAGAGATTTTAGATTGGCTTCGGGCTGCGGGCTATAAGGCGTGGAAAAACTACCTTGGCCCGCTTCTTATTGGCGGCGGCGTGCGGGCAAGAAACCCAAATGCCGGCCAGCCAGATATTTACGGAATATTTAAAAATCGTCCTGGCAAAATGTTCGCGATTGAAATTAAAAGCTATCTCGGAAAACTCTCGGAAGAGCAAAGGCGAGAGATACTTGATTTAGAAAATAGCGGGGTTTTTGTGATCGCCGCTAGAAGTTTGTCAGTAGTAAAATCTCTTTTGGAAAGGGAGGACGTAAGCAATGCTTCTTGAGAAATTTGGTTATGATGTGCGGGTTGTCGAAATTCCGTTTAGGGAAATAAAGATAAGGGAAGGTTGGAATGTACGGAAGGAGGGAGTCAACGAAATCGGCGCGGTTAACACTCTCAAATGCTCAATTGAAGAAGTTGGACTAATCCACCCGCTCCAAGTTAATAAAAACCATGAGCTTGTATCTGGGTTTCGCCGCCACAAAGTAATATCCATGCTTGGCTGGGCCACCGTTCCTTGCAATGTCGTTGACTATGAAAACGAGTACCACGAGAGACTCGTAAATATCGATGAAAACTTAGAGAGAAGAAATTTAGATACTAAAAGCGCCGAGCTTTGCCTTGCCATGAAAAAAGAAATCTACGGTATTTTGTACCCGCATACCGTAAGGCCGGGTAAAGCCCCCATTGGACAAGATGCCACAAAAAAAGGATTTGCTGAAGATACTGCCGAAAAAACCGGAATGACGAAATCGAATATTGACCGAATGGTTAAACGAGTTGAGGCGGTAGCCCCCGAAGTACGGAAAGCATACGAGAACGATAAAATCAATTCTAGCCAAGTCGATGAGCTTGTGAAGCTCGATAAGGAAGATCAGGCTAAGGTTTTGAAAAAGATTGAAGGAACGTCGGTTGCTGAAACGAGACTCATTGTTGAGGATGTTAAGGAGTCACGCAAAGAGAAACAAAACGCGAAGCTAATGGACAAAGATGACAAACTTCTTGCTGCGGTTTTCGACGTTGAAAAAGTCATTGCGGCGATAAAGAGAACCGATCTCGCGATAGAGCAGTTTTATCAGCAAGGAAAACACAAGAGCCTCGATAAAGACTACACGGGTCGTTTAAAACAAAATGTTGCGATACTACTTGAAACAATCGACCGCCGAATGAATATCGATACATTTTTAGGGAAGGAATCCGGAGAGGGCGAGGAATGAATTTTAGTAGATTTCTGCTTGATGAAACTGTAAAGCAGTATGCGAAAGACCACAAAGGCCATGGCGGGAAAGCTCTAAATATCACCCGCATTGCAAAGGCCGCCGGTCTTGGCTCGGCTTTAGTATGGCGTCAGATCCACAAAAACGGTGCTATAACAGCCGAGAGCTTTTGGCGGCTAATGTCCGCTATGAAAAACTGCAAATACGATAAGGATAAAGCCAGCATCATTATCAGGGTCGAGGATATCCCAGAGAATCGAGAAATCATTGAGCGTTTTTCAAACGGTCACTTCAAGACGAACGAGGAATAAATGACTAGGCCGACGACATTTAAGGACGTAGACAAATCAAAGCCGCGCGATACGTGCCTGTTTTGTAAGTTATCTTGGAAGGGACCAATGACGACGATATGGTTTTGTTTCAAACACAACGCCCCTCTCGGCTATTCTTTGGGCTATGTCAATCAACATGTTTGCGATGATTTCGAGGGCGAAAAGGATAGATATGAGATTTAAAACCGCACTGCTTAATATTTTTTTACTTCTCACAATGCCGCTCTGGGTTATCCCGTGGATATCTTTTTTAGAGGACCGCAAAGGCATGGCAACAATGCTATTCTCTGGACCTATATT